GGGCAGTATATTACTAAAAAAGAAGGTGTACCTTGTAATGAAATTGATGTAAAAGGTCTTGACTTTAAAAAATCAAACTTTCCACCCTTATTTAGAACATTCTTTGAGGAAATATTAAATAAAATATTATTTGGTGCTACAAGAGAAACTATAGATAAAGAAATACTAGATTTTAAAGAATCACTTAAAGATAGATCATTTGTAGACATATCTAAACCTACGGGGGTAAAAGGCATATTAAAATATGTAGCTGGCCCTCCTTCAGCAGGTAGTATATTTAGTGAATTTGAAAATAAAGCCCCTGTAGGAGTTAAAGCAGCTGTAAGATATAATGATTTACTTAAATTTAAAGGTTTAGATAAAAAACATACTCAAATAGTAGAAGGAGATAAAATTAAATGGGTTTATTTAAGAGATAATCCTTATAAAATTGATACTATGGGGTTTTTAGATTTTGATTTACCTAAACCTATTCGTAAATTTATTGAAGAATATGTGGATATCCCCCGTTCTTTTGATACGATACTTAAAAATAAATTAGAATCATTTTATCAAGATTTAGGATGGGGAAATTTAACCCTTAATACGTATGTTCAGAAATTTTTTCAATTTTAATTAGGTTATATGGTAAGTAAAAAAGTTATATCAAATATAGTATCTAAATATTCTTTAGGTAATCATATTGAACAAGTTAAATGGGAAATTAGTGATAAAAAATTATTTATTAATTTTATAAATGATTCTAAAACATTAGTAGGTTATGTTGAATATAGAGATAATATTGGTCTTAAAAATGGTAACTATGGTATCTTTAATACATCACAACTTACTAAATGTTTAAATATACTAGATGGTGATATTTTAGTAGAAGCTAGTAATTCTAAACTTAATATAGCAGATACTAATTATGAAATTAAATTTAGTCTTGCAGATCCCGCTGTAATTCCAAAGGTACCAGATATTAAAGAACCTGATCAATATAGTGTATCTTTTAATCTTAATAATGAATTTATAACAAGATTTGTTAAATCAAAAGATGCTTTAAGTGATTTAGATACTTTTACTATTGAAACTAGAGAAGGATTCACAGGCAATGAACTTGTATTTAGAATAGGTACTAATATTACAAATACTATTGAATTTACAGTAGAAAATGCAACTATAAACGAACAATTTAATTCTATACCCTTTGATTCTAATATCTTAAAAGAAATTTTAAAATCAAATAAGGATTATCATTCAGGTGAAGTTCGTATACATAAAGAAGGAATAATGGACTTACACATGCATTGTGGAGGTCCCTTATATACAGGATATTATTTAATAAGAAAACAAGAAAATAACTAATCAATTTTAAAACAACAATTATGAATAAACAATTAATTATGATTACAGCCCCCTTTAATTGTGGGTATTGTGACACTGCTAGAAAAGATTTACCTTCAATTTGTGAAGAAAATGGATTTGAACTTATTGAAATGCAAAACGAAAATAAAGCAGATGAAGATCTTCCAGTAGATGTATACCCAACAATTATGTTTAGGGTAAACGAAGAAATAAAATCAACTCTTACTGGGTATAATAAACAAAATATATTAAAAGAATTAAAAAAACATTAATATGAGAGGAAGACAAAAAGGTCAAACTAAAAGAATGAGTATAATTAATGATCCAATTATAGCTCCTTATCAAATTCAGGTAGAAGAAGATCAATATGTTTTAATAGATACTGAAAAAAATAAACCCTTAGGATATCATTCTAGTTTAGAAACGGCTATTTTAAAAGTATCTCGTATGAATTTGGCTAACCAAAAAGAAGATTATACATTAGCGGGATTTATAGAAAGCTATAATAATATAAAAAATCAATTAACACAACCCTTTAAAAATATTTAATATGGAATGTCCAATTATACCTTTAGGAGATAAAATTGTAATTCTTCCCCAAGAAGAAGGAGAACAAATGTATGGAAATATTATTGTACCAGATGCAGGTAAAGAAAAACCAGAAATAGGAAAAGTACTAGCAGTAGGTGTTGGAAGAGTAAGCACAAATGGTGTATTAATAGAAAATACACTAGAAATAGGAGATATTGTTATGGTACCTAAATTTGGTGCACAAGTAGTAACAGTAGAAAACGAAACGTACATTATGGCAAGCGAAAATGATGTATTAGGAATTATTAAAAGTAAAGAAAATGAGTAAAATTATCGAAACAGGTTCTAATTCAAGAACAAAATTATTAAGTGGAGTAAATCAACTAGCAAATGCGGTTGTTACTACTCTAGGACCTAATGGACGTAACGTAGTAATTGCACAACAAGGTGGTAATTTACCAACATCAACTAAAGATGGTGTTACAGTTGCAAAAACAGTTACATTAAAAGATCCAATTGAAAATTTAGGTGCACAAATGGTTAAACAAGCATCTATTAAAACAGCAGATAATGCTGGTGATGGTACAACTACAGCTACATTATTAGCTAAAGAATTAATAGCTGAAGGTATGAATCATACAAACTTATCTCAAAAACATAATGCAGTTGCTATTAAAAGAGGTATGGATAAAACAGCTAAAGAAATTGTTAAATATTTAAAAGAAATGTCTACTGACATTTCATCTGAAGATCAAATTAAACAAGTAGCTACTATTTCTGCTAATAATGATGAAGAAGTAGGAAATTTAATTGCAGCTGCTATTGATAAAGTAGGTTTAGAAGGAGTTGTTACAGTTGAAGAAAGTAAATCATATGAAACAACATTAGAAACTGTTGAAGGTATGGAATTTGACAGGGGTTACAAATCACCTTACTTTGTAACTGATAATTCAACAATGCAAGCACAATTAGATGATCCATATATTTTACTTTATGATGGTAAAATTAGTGCTGTAAAAGAATTATTACCAATTTTAGAAGGCGTTTCACAACAAAATAAATCAATGCTTATTATTGCAGAAGATATTGATGGTGAAGCATTAGCAGCTATGATTGTAAATAAAATGAGAGGTATTTTAAAATGTTGTGCTGTTAAAGCTCCTGACTTTGGGGAAAGAAGAACTCATATTTTAGAAGATATGGCTACATTAACGGGAGGTACTGTTATTTCTAAACAAAAAGGTATGCGTTTAGATAAAGCTACATTTGATCAATTAGGTACTTGTAGAGGTGTAACTGTAAGTAAAGAAAAAACTACAATTGTAGATGGTAATGGTTCTGAAGAAGCAATTACAGCTCGTTTAGAAGAAGTAAAAGATCAAATTGAAAGAGCAGAAAGTAATTATGCCATAGAGCAATTACAAAATAGATTAGCTAAAATGGCTGGTGGAGTTGCTGTGATTAATGTAGGTGGTTTTACTGAAACTGAAATGAAAGAAAGAAAAGATAGAGTTGATGATGCTTTACATGCTACAAGAGCTGCTTTAGATGAAGGAATTGTTGCTGGTGGTGGAGTTGCTTTATTAGAAGCTAGAGCTAAATTAATAGAAGCAAATCAATTAGTTTGTGAAGGTGATGAAACAATTGGGGCTGAAATTTTACTAACTGCAATCGAAAAACCATTTATTCAAATACTTAAAAACGCAGGTATTGATAAATACCATAGTATTTTAGCAGCTGTAGAACATGATTTTAAAGGTTATAATATTAAAACTGAATCATATGTGGATATGATAAAAGAAGGTATTATAGACCCAACAAAAGTAACTAGAACAGCACTTGAAAACGCAGTATCAGTTGCAGGAACAATGTTAATAACAGAATGTACAATAGTTGATGATCCAAAAGAAGATAAAGAAGCAGATCCAATGTCAATGATGGGAATGTAATGGAGAAATTTTTAAATTATATATTTATAGGCTTTACCTTTACATTTTTACTAGATTATATATCAAATAAGTATGTAGACCACCCAGCATTTAAAGATGTACCTGAGTGGGATTGGGGAGCTAGAATAATGTTTGTATTATTTTGGCCATTAGGTGCTATTGTATTTATTTATACTTTTTTAAAAACATATTTTAAATAATGACAACATTTGTATGTATATTATTGCTTGGGCTTCTTATTTATGGATTGCTTACAAATTTTGATGATGGAAATGGATATGATAAATTTAATTAAATGGAATTATTAAATACACATCCAGTTAAAAAATCAGATTTAGGTTTTCACGGTAACTTATTTGGTGGAAAGTTATTAGCTTGGTTAGATGCAAGTGCAGCTGCTTATGCAGCACAATTTTGTGATACACCAAGAATGGTTACAATATCTATAGATAAATGTGTATTTAAAAAACCCGCTAAAGAAGGACAACTATTAAAAATTTATGGGGTTGTTGAAAAAATAGGTACTACAAGTATAACATTAAAATTAGAAGCAAGATCTCATAATGTATATAATGGTAGACAAACAGTTATTTTAAGTACTAATATAGCATTTGTAAGAGTAGATGAACAAGGAGATGCAATTCCTATTAGTGATAGAGTTAGAAAAAAAATAAAATAATATGGAACTTTGGGTAGAAAAATATAGACCTCAAATATTAAAAGATTATATAGGTAATAAAGTTATTAAAAGTAAAATAACAGATTATCTTAAACAAGGATCAATCCAAAATCTATTATTCCATGGTGTTGCAGGTACAGGTAAAACAACATTAGCTAAATTAATTGCTAAAAATTTAAATTGTGATTTATTATATTTAAATGCTAGTGATGAAAGAGGTATAGATACAATTAGAGAAAAAATTATACCATTTGCCTCTAGTATGAGTTTTAATGACGTTAAAATTGTCATATTAGATGAAGCAGATTATTTAACACCACAAGCACAAGCTACATTACGTAACACAATTGAATCTTGTAGTAAAACAACTCGTTTTATTTTAACTTGTAATTATTTAGAACGTATAATTTCTCCTCTACAAAGTAGATGTCAAACATTTGAAATTACACCACCTTCAAAACAAGAAGTTAATTATAAATGTCAAAACATTTTAACAAAAGAAAAAATATTATTTTACGATAATAACATAGATGATGTGATTAATACACATTACCCAGACATTAGAAAAATAATTAATACATTACAAGGTTCTGTTATTGAAGGTCAAATTAAAATTGATGATACATCACTTAAAAATACACAATTAGGAGATAAAGTAATAGAAGCGTTAAGTAAAAAATCTAAATTATCCATTATAAGACAAATATTAGCAGATTCGGGAGCTCGTGAGTTTGATGGATTATTTAAATTATTGTATGATAATGTTAGTAAATATACTAGCAGAGAAGGAGAAGCAATACTAATTATTGCTAAATATCAGTATGAATATACATTTGTACTTGAAAAAGAAATCTGCATAGCAGCCATGTTAAATAAATTATTAGAAATATGCTAAAAATACCCGTAGTAAAAGGTAACCTGAACCGCGCCTTAAAGCAGTTTAAGAAAAAATTTAGAGATACTAAAGTATTAAAAGAACTTAGAGAAAGACAATATTATACTAAACCTTCTAAAAAAAGAAGAGTAGAAAAAGACGAAGCAATTAGAAGACATAAAAAACAACAAGATGATGAATAGAGAACAACCAGGATTAAATGTAGATTTTAGTCAAACGACAGCAGAAGTTTGTGAGTCATGTGGGAATGATACATTTGTACAAGTATTTAAAATGAGAAAACTATCAGCATTATTATCTCCTACAGGACAAGAATCTATGATACCTATTCAAATATTTGCTTGCCATAAATGTGGTCATGTTAATAAAGGATTTCAACCTAAAGAATAATGAATCCATTTGACCATATTAAAAATCTTCATACTAAAAAACGTACTTGGAACGATTTTAATGATGAAGAAAAAAAATCATTTAACATTTTCATTATAAATAAAGGTTTAAGTATGAATCCAGATTATTTAGGAATAGTTAATATGGTTCAAAATTTTACAGGTTTAAATCAAATAATTTCTCCTAAAGAAGTATTTAATATTTATTTTAATTTACTTCC